GCTTTTGTAATCTTTGACTGAACCCATGCTTCTATCTCACCTTCACCTTTCTTCATTTTTTTCTTAAGTCTATTTGCAGCCTTAATAATTGTTGAAAGTTCTGAACGAGCCATTGAATACTCATGGTCTTTCTCTTCATTTGCTGGATGTGGTCTAGTAGAATTGTATTTCATTTGATTTAAAGATAATGATGGTCTAGAAGGAATCTCTTCTGGCCCTGCGTATGGCATAGTTTTTTTATAATCTTTTTTATTTGTAATCAATTCTGCTGGCAATGAATACATATCCCAATATCTTGGACCATATCTACATTCATTTCTTAATTCTAGCTTTTCACACTTTGGACAATATCTCTCGGCAATTTCACGAATTGGAGTATGCCAATCATAGTTTAGTGCTTCTTCCGATTTAGTTCCCCAACTATCAGCACCAACTTTACGGCATTTTACAAGTGCTCCAGATGCATATGCACTAGGCCAGACTTTATAGCGAGACTTAACTTTATGATAACAAGCATCTTTTTTCTCTTGCAATGTGCCTTCTAAACATTGGCAAGGCATAAAATTACATATTGGACAAGTCTCTTCTCTAACCATTTTTGCTTTACCTTTTCTGTTTGGATTTGGATCTTCTTTGCGTTTTTTTGCAGTTCTTCTTTTCTTTTCTGAAGTGCTCATCGCTGCTGCATCATCTGCATCACGGCAAAATGGTTTTGTTTTTTGTCCAGGTTGCTTAGCACATGGCTTACCTTTATATTTACCTGCTACTTGAATCCATCCACCACCTTTAAACCAGTCACGCAAGGAATATCCAGGATCTCCAGAACGCTTGCTATCTCTTCTACCTTCACCCAATGATTCGATTTCTTCCTTAACATCTTTGAATTTTTTATGCTCTTTTTTAGCAGATGCTTCCATCTTTTTTAAACGAGTATAATAATCTGGAATTTCATCTAAATGTTGAAGAGCAATATCCATAGCAAGCTCATGGTCTTTGGTATGCTCATGCTCAATAGGTTCTCCCATATCGAGTTGCTTTTGTATAAAGGAGACATCAAGACGATGTTTCTTTGCAATTTGTTCAACTGTTTTGTGGGATTTTATTTGATGCATTTCGTTAAATGGAGACTTGGATTTGGTCTCTTCACCTTTTGCTCTTTTTTTACGAGCAGCACAATGAGCTTTTTGAGAAAATCCACTTGGACTATCACAGTTTATTGATCTTTTATATTTGTTAGACCAACTCATTTAAAAATAGATTACTCCTTATTATTTAGAAAACCTTGTTTTAATAATTTTGATAGATCCGCTGTGGATCCAACAAATAGTGCATTGTTATTAGTGACACTGGTTGTTTTAACCTTATCTTCTTCAACTTCTTTAAGTTTCTTTTGAAGGTCAATTAATTTATCTGTTGTATCAGCAACACTTTTAATCAGTTGCCCAGCAACTTCATATGCCCTGGGACTTCCACCTTCTCCTGCAAGTTCCATTATTCCATTAATTGCCTCTTGACCCTTTTCGATCAAAGAATACAAATTAGCACGGGTGTATTCATAATCTTTTTTAATGTCGTCCTTGTTTCCACCAACAATTTCAACATCCGTTGTTTGCTTTTCAACGATGCTAGAATCCGTATTAAAGGTCAAATCTAAATTTTCATATCCAGGCATAATATTTTATACATCTCCACCTTGAACAATATTATATCTTCTAGAGTCTGTAAAGAATTCTGTTGTCTCTGAGAATCCGAAGTCATCATCTGGTCCAAGAAGTGCATCATCAATTTGTGTTATCACACCATCATTGTTAAGATCTTCAAGTGCTTTTGGAGTCACAGTATATCTCATCTCTCTCTTAGCAGAGTTTGTATTTGTGCCACTATATGTATCAACTTGAACTTTTCTGATAAGACCGTCTGTTGTATCAGAAACAGCACCAAACAGATATGTTTTAGCAGTAAATGATAACGTATAAATTAGAGCTCTTCTTGTGCTAAAATCACCTTCATAATCATCAGTAAATGAGACGTTATTAAGGATAATAGGTATATCTCTTTTTTCTCCAATCGAATCTACCAAATCAATTGTTAGATTCAATGCTGGTTGAAAACATGGCAAAATTTGCTCAACAATTTGAAGCGCATCATCATTTAGTTTGCAATAAATTGATAAGTCAAATCCAATATTATATGGAACTGGCATATAAACCTTTTTTAAATTAGTTCCATCCGAAGCTTTGAATGATTGGGTTACACCTGCTTTTCTACTTGCATCGTAACTTAGAGAAACCATTTCAAATGACATTCTTGGCAGAGTCATTGCAATTGGTTTATTTAATTCTGACTGCTCAGTTAATCTGGCAAAAAACTTTTGTCTAGGACCATATGACAAAGGAACTCTAAGTTCATCAACCACATTAGTATCATTTTTATCATAATGTCTAATGTGAATTTGATTGAACAGAGTTCCAAATCCTATAATAGTTTTTCTAATAATTTCGTGATAATAGTAAGTGCCTAACATTAGTAATTTCCAAATGGATTCGATTCTGAGAAGTCTATGATTTGGTCTGCTTCAAATTCAATTTCATCATTTTCTTCATAGTCATCTAAGTTTCTCAGTGAAGCTGCTGCAGGAACTTCACTAAGAGTTAAGTATTCATCAACAACATATATAGCCGATGAAGCAGCACCAACTAAAAGTTCGCCAGGAACAAATTTTCCATTTTCAATGGAAATTTGAATAATTCTATCATCAGCATCCCAACGCTTGACTCTTGCAGTAGTGCTTGATATGGATCCAGTGACAACTTCATTAAACCAATAAGTTCCAACTCCAATAATTACTGGAGGTGATCCAATCGTAACTGTTGGTGGTGATTGATATCCAGATCCAGGGTCATCAATCAAGATGTAATCAATTTCATTAGTAACGGAATTCAATACTGCTCTTCCTCTTGCAGTTGTAAATCCAGCAGTAAAGTCTCTATCTGTTACAGTGTTTGCAATACTTACTATTGGAGCGATTGTGTATCCAATACCTGGTTTTGTAATAACAACAGAAGTTATAGTGCCACTGACTCCAACGACACCATAACCTTCTGGAATTTGCCCAAGAGGTCCAGAAATGGTTACGGAAGGAGTCTCTGTATATCCAAGACCAGGATTTGTTATCAGAATTTGATTTAGTCTTCCTGAAGACCTTAGGTTTGCAGTAGCAGTTGCTCTGAAGTCTGAAGCAACTCCAGTTGGTCCAGATACAGTTACATTTGGTGCAGTTAGATATCCGTATCCACCATATGTTAGAGTTACTGAAGTAACAACTCCAGATGTGACACTTGCTACTCCAGTTGCTCTGAAGTCTGATGGTGTTCCTGTTGGTGCTTCAATTGCCGCAGAAACAATAGACGTTACAATACCAGAAAGAGTAGTACTATTATTGTCTAGGGATATTACCCTCCCGTTTGATATTGAGCATCCAATACTAATTGAATTCAAATTGCCAATTTGATTCTCAAAATCATCAAATAATACTGTATTGGAGTTTGGAACTGGAGTAGATACTGGGATAGCAGATGTTCCTGTAGAAACCTTTGTGCCAAAAATGTCATCTAATAAAATTCCACTATTTGTAGAATTTTTAATAACTGGCGGTGTAATATCTGCATTTGTTACCAGTTCAATGACGGTTACAGTTGGGAATGAGTATCCACTAGTGTCTGTTCCATCAACTGTAAGAGTGACTGTCTGTACTGGGGGTGGATCATAGTCAGATGATAAGTATAGATAATGCCAAGTATCGTCAAGTGCATAAACATTTGAAGTTAGTGATATTGTTCCAATGCCAACTTCAAAATATCCCGAAGCATTAACTCTCATATCAACATTTTTAGCATATCCACCGTTGGATAATTTATTCAGTTCTATGAAAGTTGAAACGCCTGATAATGTAGATGGAACTTTAACAAACATTTGAATAGAACCAGTTATTCCAATAGAGACAACACCTGCTCCAGAAATTGCTGGTCTAGTAATATTTCTATTTGGTTCTGTTGAGATTATTTTCCAAGAATTTGAACCAAATTTTGGTTGATTGACAATTCCAGGGCTTAGTACTAAGAAATCAATGTTTAATGATGGCTCAGTTGTGTAATATCTACCTGAGCTTAGTAGTGAATATGAAATTGTGGATATGCCACCAGATGATACTAGTGAAGAAGATACTCTGGCGGTTGATGCTATACCTGTAGGATTATCAAAAGTTAATGTTGGATTTGTGAGGTAGAATTGTCCAGAAGATGCTATTGAAATGCTGGAGACAGTTTCTCCATAAACAACTCCACCAACTGCAGTAACAGTTGCAGTCGATCCAACCCCCGTTGGGTTTGAAATTGTAACAGTTGGAGCCTGACTAT